CCCTTGTGCGTACCTCGCGGTAACGCATGCTCGTCCCTAAATTAAAAGGGCGAGCCCCACCTGATCTTGATGTCGACGGATTCAGGACGTCCATAACGTTCTAAGTGCTTCACATCAAAGAATGGTTGTTCACCACGCTTTAGGAAGAACTTCATCAGGGCACCTTCTCCAGAAATCGGTGACTTCTGGGAAACTGCCTTTACAACAAGTCCCTTGACTAGAGGGCCATGAAGGGTCTTATGCATTTTTTGGGTTTCATACCCTAGAAATGAATGGCGACCAAGGATGGGAGAAGTTTCAAGGACAACTGGGAGGGGAGCTAATCCTCTCAGCATATCGTCCATGGCTTCTGCTGTCTGCCAAAGACCAGCTTTGTAAAGCTGATTTCTGAAAGAGTATGCAGAAAGCATCTCAAGAACATCACTCTGTTGTGATGGAAAACCACGTCGGCAATAAGTGACTGAGACGTCACTTCCGGCATAGTAATCCTTCCCGCAAGACTCTCTGAACTCACCAGTCCAGAAAGACTTTTTGGAGTTGACTTTGAAACCAAAAGCTTCGAGGTCATCTACAACAGAACGCACATATTCTACGGGAATAATGATATCATCTCCGTAGACGCGCACCTTTTTCAAAAACGACAGAAGGTCATTTTTGGTAAGGTATCGGTTGAGCGTTTGCTCATATCCGCAACAGATTATGGTCAAGAAGACCATAGCCTCAATCGGAAAGCAAAGCGCTGAACCCATAGACGCAAACTTGGACAAGGAATGAATCCCATGTCCAGGAATGTCAGCAGTCACAGAACGACAAGCTTGCACGGCCCCCGAAAGGGTCGGAAAGTTCTTGAGCATCCTGAGAACTAGCTGATTGGAAACACGGTCAGAAGCTTCTGAAAGATCAATAGTCGCAAGACTACGATCAATAGAGCCTCTCCGAGCAAGTTCCTGGTTAGGAACCTGATCGGTAAAACCAATGGAACCTTGAAGGAGGTCATCCTTCTCGATTTCACTAACGAACAAGTCCATAAGAGACTGCTGTACGTATTGAACGCACGTAGGCTCAATGGCAATTATTCGCGGTGTTTTCAACGTTTTAGGCACTGAGACAACCTTCACAGGTATCTCATCGCCAGGTTCAAGATAAGTAACACCTTGTAAAACTTCAGAGAAGTTATAGGAACTTATTCTGAAGTCTCCTGAGGGGAAGTGCTCCTCAAGACGGGTGTACCAGGTGCCGTTGTCGTACTTACCGTTACCGGTTGAACGATCAGCGGTCTTACCTGGTCCGTGACGGGGTTTATGATCGCCTGCAAAAACCAAAAGGTC